GGGATTCGAACCCCAACAAACAGAGTCAGAGTCTGTCGTGCTACCGTTACACTATTCCGCTTTGAACACAAAGAATATTATATACTATTTTTTCCAAGTGTCAAGTCTTTTATGCAAAATTTTTAAAAATTATTTTGTATGGGGGATATACCTTAGCTAACTCTGTACTCATAATTTTATATAGAGTTAAATACTTTTCTGCTGGCAAGTTTAATAAAGTATCATGCAATATAAATACATCTACATTACAAGGCTCATCACTAGCCTTAGCCATAATCTCTACTGTTATAGGTGTAGAATTATTACTCATACCTTAATACCCTCCGTTATACTGTAACCACCAGTCATTAATATACCGCTCCCACTCTGCCTTATCTCTATCCTCACAGGCTAACAGTCTATTAATACAAGTGTCCTTATCAGTATCTATAAATATCTCTCTAGCTCCCAGTGAGTCTATCAGTCTCTCACGCTCTGCCTTGAATGGATAACCACCAATCACATAAGCGTTTTGCCACTTACCACGCCTGTACTTGACAGACTCCAGTAAGTTATCCCTGACGGCGAATACTACACTCTTAAGCCTGTTAGGTTTAACGTACCTGTCACAACCGCTTACACACTGCCATATAGAGTCCATATCTATTATCAGATCACCCTCTATCATAGCCTCTGTAACATAGCTGCTCTTACCGCTTAGAGGTGAGCCATACACTATAAATACCTGTCTGTTACCAGAGTATAATTTATTGTGTATGATGTTATGGCACTTATGATGTACTAACTGTATGTTATCAGGGTTAAGGCTTATATTAGCGTCTGTGTAATTCTCCTCAGTAAGCTCTATAACATGGTGTCCTATGCAGTCATAGGCTTTTACTATAGGCTTACCACAATGAGCACAGATTATATTTTTACGTGAGTCTACACGCTCCAGCTTAAGTATCTTAAGTAAGTTTTCCCACTGATCAGAGCGGTAGAAATTATATAAACTCATGTAATCACCTTACTGTTTCGATTGTTGACTACTTAATCTCGGTATACCATAAAGGTATATTCTTCAAATAAGACCAAACCCCTTGTGCCAAATTGTAACCGCCTAACTCTGTATGGTGAATATTATCGACATTATACAAGTTACTTGCTTGTTCTCTAAACAAGCCAAGCCCCAAAGCGTTAAAAGGAATGAAGTATAAACCATTTGCAAAAGCAACTTGCTCAACCGCTTTATCTCTTTCGTAAATACTCACACCATTTGCGGTCTGATAGTCAAGCGGATATAACTCGCTACTATCCCCTGCCTTATATCTGCCTCTTGTGCTTGCCATGATAACCACTTGTGCATTAGGGCAATTCGTCAGCACGTTTTTAATACAAGTATTTAATGCTCCGCAAAAAGTGTCTGTGTCCATACTTGTAATCTCTCCAAGTGGTGCGGTAGAGTCATTTGCACCCACCTCTATGGTAATCAAATCTGCTTCTGTTTTTCCGTCTGTATTATCCATAAGTGCATTGTAAATATTTCTATTTGTAACTAATGCACCACCACCAATACCTTTATTTACAACCTCTAATCCAGACAACATAGAAACATAAGGTACATATTTTCCTTGTGCTTCACTCGTCAATGAAGTTCCGTAGGCATACCATTTTTTACCGTACCAATGGCTTTTTTCTTCTGTCCTTGCGTACTGGTAATATGGTATATATTCGGTCACAACTGTTGAGGACTCTACAACCATATAACTGTCAATATACGACAATCCAAAAGTAACCCTTAAATACTTAGCGTTTTGAGGTGCGATACTAGCAATTTCATTATATGAAACGCTTATCAATTCTTTATTTTCGTCATACCACACTTTGGCAATAGATTTCATTTGCTTTAATTCATCAGAATAATAGCAAATGTAGGCTTTACCGCTTACTACTTCCATATAGTGAGTTTCACCAAAATCAGCATTAGTCTGCCATTCACCATTTAAGTTAATAATTTTCCCCTTAACATTTTCTGCGTGAGTCTTATCGAAAATATTTGCAGTTCTGAAATGTGGCTTCATTTCAGCAATAGCATTTGATAATTCACTATCTTTTTTATCCAAACTCTCCAAAGGGGAATATGATATATATTCAGTGATATTAACAGTAGATTCAACAACCATAATAGAATCTAAATATGCAAGACCGATTGTTGCCCTCATATACTTAGCGTTTTCTGGTGCTGTGTTCACATCAGTTTCATGGCTTACTCCAATTAGTTCTTTATTCTCGTCATACCATGCTTTTGCGGTATTCTTCAATATTTTAAAATCACTGTCATAATAAACAATATAACCCTTGTTCGGCTCTACTTCCATATAGTGAGAAGTGCCGAAGTTTTCATTGTTTTGGAATCCGCCCTCATAAGTTAAAAACTTACCACGAATAATGGTATTGTCATTTTTGTTAAATAGGTTTTGGGATTTATAATCTCCAACAACGTCAGCAATCTCACTAGAAAGCTGATTATCTAACCCCTCCAGCTCTACCTTAGTAGCAAAGCCACCAGAGTTATTTTTTACATACTCATCTACAGCAGCCTCTAAATATTCCTCTGGTATCTGGTTACCGGCTATCTGATCTACTTTACCGCTCACCTCGTCTATAGCGTCCTGTGAGTTAGTAGCTTTAAGACCGCTCTTTACATTGTTATAATATAAATCTTTAGCTTTATCATTCATGTTAACTATCATTAGTAACCTCCTAGCGACTACCACACAGTAGCGTCTACCTGTTTCTCCTTAAGCTCTAGCTCTTTCTGTCTAAACTCCATAGCTCTAGGCTCATTCATGTAATTACCCCAGTTTTTAAGTAGGAATATGCCGGCTGTGGTGTCTGGCTTAATATATTCCTCTACCACTACCTCTTTCAGTTCTTCCCACTCTCTGGCTTTTTTACCGTTCTCGTTGTATTCGATATGCTTTAACTTTACATACTGCTTTAATCTGACCTTGCCACCCAAAGCAGAGCTATACATAGAATTTTCTAACTCTTTTACCTTTGGCTCTCTGACCTTTTTTATGGCGTCTAGTCCGTTTTTGCCGTCACATTCCAGCTCGTCCTTAACGTATTTGTAAAGAGTAGCCTTACTAACCTTTAAATTTTTGGCTATAGCCGTCATGGTGATACCCTGACTAAGCCACTCTTTAATTTTGTCCAGATTATTCAGTACTATATCTTTCTTACTGTAATTAACTGCCACTCACAACCACCGCCTCATAACCGTCAGCTCTTAATTTTGCCCTCAGAGCCTCCGCTGCGGTCTTATTTGTGAAAGCTCCACACTGCACCCTGTAAATAGCCTCAGGCTTACTAACTGCCTGTAATTTATACTGGCTAACTAAGAAATTTAATAAAGCCTGTGCTGTCCTGTTAGCGTGACCCTCCGACAAAATAACCGGCGTATCTGTTTTACTGTCCATAAAGCCATTTTCAATTAAGAAAGCCGTTATTTTCGTATTTTTAAGTACTGCATAGCCTTTCTTAATTACCTTAGAGCTACGATTACCTACCAGACCTGTCATATTTACAATGGCGTTATATAAGTTAGTAGCCTGTACCTTACGCTCTGCCTTAGAGCTGTAGTAAAATACCACCGTACCGCCACCAGTACCGCCGTTAATACCGGCGTTATGGTGAATGCTTATATAAACATCAGCACCCCAGTTATTAGCCTTTGTCGTTCTCGTCTTTAAAGCTACGTCTGTGAGTCCTGTAGTGTCATCCACTCTTAAAACCTCACAATCATAAGACTTAAGCAGCGTTTCCAGCTTGTCAGCTATACGGTCATTTAAAACCCACTCTCTGGTCTCATTCTTATCTATGCTTTTTAAGCACCGTTTACCGGCTGTATATAAACCGTGACCGGCGTCAATGGCTATTTTAATGCTCATGTTTTTCACCCCTTACTCGCTGTGATTATGTAACTCACTTTCAATATCTTTAATCCTGTGATTAATCACCTTTATCTGTTCCTCAACTACCGGCATACGCTCAGCAAAGCCGTTATGCTTTCTTACCTCTCTGGTAAGCTCGTCTATTTTGCAATCTGTGACAGCCTGAGACGTTGCTAGTTTTGCCTGTATCTTAGCGTTATTGCTATTATTGGAGTAGATCACCCCTAAAAGAGCTAAACCGCCGGTAATGAGAGCTGTAATAATCTCTGACATATTTAACCCTCTTTTACCTCTTCTTTATCCTCAGTAATAATACTATTAGAGCTGTCTGCCAAACCCTCAGCTAATACATAACTGATAACCGTAGCACCAGCCATAATTAAAGCACTAACCTGAGTAGCTACACTCTCAGCACCGCCAAAATAAATAATCAACATAGATACAAAAGACGCAATACTGAGCCACAGTTTACGGCTCGTTAATTTTCTTTTCCAGTCAATTTTCATACCCCATACCTCCCATGTGTCACTTTTTAAGCACATTATCTTACAATAATTTCATGTTTACAATAGCACCACGTGGCACACCCAAAACGGTAAAGAAAAAGAGACGCCATTATAAAAGCGTCTCTTACTTAACTAGGTCTCTGTTTCACAGGAGTACTGTAAATACACCTGTTTTACTATTTCATGCTGTAGAGCCTCCTCTACAGCGTAGCCGTACTGCTTACAGTACTTGTCTACGTATCTCTTAAAATCTGGGTTATTATTATAAAATTCCTCCATGTGAGCCTCCTGAATTTTGATTTAACTGCTTGTTAAGCGCCTTACATATATTTTTATATGTTATAAATTCTTCTATAGTACCTATCTTTTGATATAGTTCTAAATCTTTTAAAGCATTAAAAACATACATAGACTCTGTATCTTCTAACCCCTCTATTTTCTCTTTATCAAATTTACTTATTAAGCTATTTAAAATATCTTTCTCCACATTTCCACCTCGCTAAATCTTAATCTAACCTACTATGTATAGCCTTAATTAGCCTTTTCTTGTTACGCTTAATAGTGCTGGCGTCCTTATACATACACTCTGCTATACGCTCTATAGTGATACCGTCTCTATAGTGTAAGTAAATAATGTCTATATAAGGGTCATCTGAGTACTCAATTAAAAAATACTCTATCGTTTTATTATTTTTCTTTTTGAAGTACTCTTTTATAACCGGCTCTGTCTCTTTAAGTACTACACTGTACTCATCTTTTAACATGCCCTGACGTTTCAGCTCTATTATCGTCATTGTTACAATATTCTGAATTTCCTCTTTATTCACCACCCACACCACCTTAATACTGCTGCCTTATTGTCTCTCTACCACTGCTGCCGGCTCGTCCTCTACAGCGTCCTCCACCTTAACAATTTTGTACTTAAGGTTATATTTGCTTTTTCCACTTTTGTGCATATAATAATTTTTTCTTACGCTATCAGTTCTTACGCCCAGCATTACCGCCAGCTCCTTAGCTGTTTCTGCTACTGCCAGAGGTAACTCATGCTCATTAGCCTCTACTGCCACCCATAGCATATTAATTACCCTGAGCCTGATCTGCTGTAATTACTTCAAATTCGATTACCCATACATAAGGATTACCGTACCAGCTATTAGCGTACCGCTCTGGACTAAAAGGCTTACCGGCTGTAGAGTTCCAGAGGTCTTTAAACTTTTCTCTAGCTACCGCCTCACACCTACAGTCTATTGCTGCCTGACGATCTGAGCCTGTTAACATATTATCTGAGCCTATCGGTACTGTTTCTGAGGGTTTTATATAAATACCCTCCTTAAGAAAGTCCTCCAGTTTCATATCTCTTAATTGAGCTGCTTTTATACTGGTTATCTTTAAAAATATCCTCGCTGCCTCCTTAGGCATGTGTATAGAGGGTTTCCAGTTAAATACAGTCTCGTTAGCCTTATGACAGTCTGCTCTATAGCCATACTCTGTATCTGTTATCTTCCTCCATGTTTCCCTGATATACAGCACATCACCAACCTTATAAGGTGGCTCTATTACTCTCTTACAGGTCTCATCATCAAATAACCCAGCACCTAACATACAGCTACCGGCGTACATGGTCTTTTTATCCTGACCTTTAATAACTCGCCTAGTAACCGTCTTTCTGCCGTCTAATATGGCTCTTACCATATCTGTATTAAATAATATAGGTTTCATCTATTGCCTCCTCTTATAACGCATTTCGTCTAACTTGTCATAAAACACCGTCCTAGTGGGTATACCTACTGCCATTAACCGCTCCTGTATATTTCTGTAATACTCCCTGTGTATTCTGTCTATTTCATTCTTTGCAGTACTTAAATTTAATGGAGGGTCATTAACTGCTAATAAATTTCTTAATATCTTTGCTGTAGTTTCTCCATACTGTCTGAATACACCTTTTAACAAATATATTTTTTGCCACCTGAATAGTTTAAAGCCTAAAGCCTTTTCTATGCTCTCAAATAACTTAACTTCATCAGGGAAAAAACCATTGTTAGAATATATGTATTTATCCAACACACCGTTTAAGTTTTTCTCTGTTAATATCTCATAGAGTCCAATAGCCTCAGAGCCGGTAAATGTCTTTACAGTTTCCCAGCCTCGGCTGCCGTTGTATCTACTTACACTTAAAACAGCCTCGTCCTCAGTACTTTTATCAAAGCCTATTAATAATCTATCCTCCATTATTTGCCTCCTTTACTCAGAGTACGACTGCTGCCGGTGGCACTCATAATAACCAGCTCCTTAGCTGTCTCACTTACTACCCTCCAATTTTCAGGGTTTAATTTATTTTTTACCATAAGCTCTTTATGTGCTCTGGTGGGTTTCTTTGTCTGTTTCATTTGCTCCCCCTCCTATCTCGTCTATACAGGCGTTATAACCCTCACAATATCCTTTTTCACTGTTAATGGCTAAATATAATTCTTTCTTTTGTGGCACTTCACGTAAAGGACACCAGTCAGGCTTACGGACGTTTTTATCTTTACCACTACACTCTCTTAGTTCTTTCACACAAAAACAGTTTCCATAACGTAAAATCAACAGACACTCTTTACAGCACCTCGGCATATCAATTACTAATATTGCTTTACTCATCCTGTACCTCGCTTTCTTGTGGCATTTGGAAAACAAAATTAATTTCTTGTATTCCTATCAAGCCGTACTTACATTTTTGTAAATACTGATAATGTTCACATATCATATCTAGTACTTTAATTGCTTTTTCTCTTTTAGAATAATCTCCAATTATAATACGTGTCTCTGTATTTCCGTTATAAGCCTTAATCTCTCCGTATTCGGCAGCAACACTGTCAACATTGTCAATGTTTACAATCTTTCTTTTATCCTGACTTCTAATAAGCATTACTCACACCTCCTTAATACCGCCGGCTCTCACAATAGCTACAGCTCTGTCAATATCTATACACTTGCCTATAGAATTACCCTGATTGTCCACTACGTGCCTAGCCTCATCCTCCATAGCCTTTATAACCTTTTCTATGTCATAAGCTACAGGAGCGGTATATAACTTTGCTGATACATTAAGCTCTACAATTCCCATAAATGTATTTATGTCTTTTTTGAGTCCTTTGCATATCTCGTCTGCGTCTACTAATTTCACCTTTAACCCCTCCTATAACAAGTGCTGACCGCACTGACGGCAGTACTCGTCATCCTTGTCTACGTCACTCTCACAATGAGGACACAGGGTAAAGCCGTAATCTGTTATCACAGCTCTAGGCTGTGCCTTTTTAACCAGCTCTCTGATCTGCTTAACACGTTTAAGCTCAAACTCTACGTTACACTCCAGTTTTATAGCCATGTCCAAAAACTCAGCCAGATCATTTAACTCTGACTTTATTTTCTTTGGCTCAGGCTTTTTACGCTTTCTAAATAACATACCGCTCCCTCCTAAACTCCATATCTTTCTACTACCATTTTTATTATGGTATTTTTAAGAGTCTCGTTATCTGACTTGACTATACGCAACTCCTCATATAATCTTATGTTTTCCTGTTCTAAATAATCAGGGTTTACTCTTGCCGGTCTATCACATTCCTTAAAATCTTTTACCTCGCTCACGCTATACCTCCTCTACTGTTATGCTAAATCTCTTATACCTCTTGCCACCGACATTACAGCCGTATAAAAATTTAACATTGTCATGTTTTAATAATTTCTTAATTGCCTCTATATTGCCTCTCTCTTCAATCTTGACATGACATACCGGCTTACTGCCTACCAGTAATTTAACGTCAGGGTCTACTATGCCACCCTGTATACCACACTCACTTAATAGGTCATCTGCCTTTAAAAATATCTCTGTCCAGTTATAGTCATTAACTCTCACTGTTTAGCCTCCTCCACTGCTGCCGGTTATCCCTTATAACCCTTTCCTCTCTGCTGCTGCCTCACCCTCATACACTCTTATACAAGTCCTGTGGTAAAATATCAGCTCTGTTAAATACTCCTCCTGAGCTACTAATATATCTCTGTCAGCTCTCAGCTTTGCTACGTTCTCCAGTCCTCGGCAGTAATCGTACAGAGCGGTATTAGCCATGCCCTCAGCCTTAGCCTTTGCCATTTCTCGCCCTAACTCCGTCCTGTACTCATATTCTGCATTAGCTCTTTTCTCAGAGACCTCATAACGCTTATCTATGACACTCCTTAATTTACCGATACTATCAAATAGGTTTCTGGTTATCTCTTGCACGTCTAGCCTCTTTTCTCTGCTTTTCTACACAGGCGTCACAAATTACTAGCTTTGTATTTCTCTTAGTACTTATGGTCTGGAAATTGTCTAAAACGTCCTTTTTACACTCTATACATACAGGCATATTTACACCTCACTCTCTGGCACATTAACCGGCAGCACTAACTTAATATCTTTGTAACCGCTTTTACGCTTAATGAGTATAGGGTCTTTCTTGTCTCTTATCTCGATTTTTACCGGCTGGTTATAACCATATAACGCACTATCCAGAGCCTCTTTTAAGAGTCTAGGGTCTACCCATATACTGGCTGTAGGCTGCTTAGCCTCTAAATCCTGTATCATTTTGTCTGTCTTAAAAAACACACCCTCAGGCTGCTTGTAACCCATGATATTATCATTTACAGTTATGTAGGCTTTCTTATCTACCAACTCCAGCTCTACATATCTGTCTTTTTTTGCGATCTTAGGAATAACCGGCTTTATGTAACAATTAAAGGACTCATCTACCTCTCTAGCTATAGTGTATTCTACAGAAATCCTGTGACCGTCTACCGCTATAGCTTTAACCTCCTTAGTCTCAGCATTTACCTGTAAGTAGATATATGTCATTAACTTATTGCTCTCATATTTGCTTATAAACTTCTTAGTATTGTCTACTAATCTCTTAAACTCCAAAGCGTTAATTATTGCTTTCATTGTCCACCTCCACTGCTGCCGGCAGAGCCTTATAGACTCCACCGGCTTTAAATTTACTCTAAGTACTCCAGCTCCTCTTTTATATCCTCAGGAATATTACCGCTCCATACATAACTATTTTTCATAACATAATTGTTATAGCTGCTGGCTGTTTTATTTGCCCTCATTTTTGCCTGTTCTGCCCAGCTCTGTATTTCCTTGCTGTCAGAGTCTTTATACTGCTCATAAGTTAAGCGGTCTGTATAATATGAGCTAATCATGGCTCTACAGCTATCCTCTACCTTTTTCATGGTACGGTAATTAGTAACGTCATCCACTTTCTGCACATTGTAGAAATACGTATTAATAATGCCTCTGCCGGTAGGGGTATTAAAAAATATTATGATACCGATAAGCAAAATTACTAAGACTGCTGCCACGGCGTAACCTGTTTTCTCCCTCATGTTACTCACCTACCCTTACTATAGGAGCGTCCACCTCAAAAGGAATATCTGAGTATAAATAAATGCCAGTCCACTCTATGTACTTGCCGTCAGGAGTAAAGAAGAAAATACCGTTATCATTCTCCCCATAACTGCCGTCTATGTCTGCTATCCATTTATTCTCTTTTGTATAATCACCACCATAAACCAGCTCATAATACTCACTGTCAGGCGTCAGGTAACTGTTAAGGCTGCTTACTTTGCCGTCTACAATAAATTTACCTACTACTCCACCGCTCTCTGTAAAGAGGACGATATGACCTAAAGGCTTTTCTATCTCGCATATCAGCATATTAGCCTTTTCTCTCTGTCCATTTACCCAGTAGGCTCTCCTGATCAGGTTATAACGCTCCAGTGAGTAATTAATGTCTGTAGGTGTAGGCTGGCTGGCAGCTAAATTACTGGCTACTCTTTCTGTGTTAATCACGTCTGAGGTAGTATTATAAGCCGCTGCCGTAGTAGCAGTACTGCAACCTCCTAACATAATTACTAATAATACTAAGAATAAAGTTAAATATTTTTTCATGTTTTTTACCTCCATTTTTTCTTCTTTTCTATGTGGGTTTCTGGTACAAGTTTCATAATATTTGCACTCTTTAGTACATGGCTTATCCCACTTAAAACCACACTTTAAAACTGTTTCCATTGTCTGCTCCTTAATTAAACGGTAACTCCTCGTCTATGCCCTCTGGGATATTCATAAAGCCGTCACTGCCTGTAGGACTGCTGCCGGCTGCCTCTCTCCTCTCGCCGGTAAAATACGCCTCAGCTACTCTTATCTCTGTGGTGTAGACTCTCTTACCAGTCTCATTATCTAAGTAACTGCCGGTCTCAATCTTTCCTGTTACGGCAATCATGCTACCCTTAGAGAAGTGTTTAGCTATAAACTCGCCCTTTTTATTCCATGCAATACAGTTAATAAAGTCAGCCTTAGGCTGATCCTCGTTAGGAGCTTTATAGTCACGCTCCACAGCTAAAGTAAATCTGGTTACAGAGCTGTCACTGCCCTGTAAATACCTTGTCTCTGTGTCTCTGGTGAGACGCCCCATTAATTGCACCTGATTAAGCATTATTTAAACCCTCCTCTACTTTCTGGTATAGATAAACACTAACGCCCTTACCCTCCATGAGCTTATCCAGTAAAGCCTCTTTTTTAATCAGCTCGTCATACCGCTCCAGAGGGATAGCTACCGCCTCGTCTGGTCTTGTCATTACGTCTCTTGTTAGTGGATTAGTGCTCTGTGCCATGTTTACCTTACCTCCATGTTATTTTTTCTCCATTTTTCCCATTCTTCCATGAGTACCCTGTTTCTGATTTCCACGGCATACTCACTATTAGAGCCACTTGCACAGTGAGCGTTATAAGCTGAGCTTATAGTCACGCCTCTTTCAGGAGTGAAAAAGTAGTTAATAAACTTAGCTAAGTCTGTATGTGTCCAGCAGCTCCGGCGTATCTCTTTAGCAAGTGGAATTATGCTAATTAAGTGAGTCCTGATATACAGTTTTTTAGCTGCCTTAATATGCTCATGCTCTACTAAGTAATCATGTATCTCCTGAATAGATGAGAGAGCGGTCTTTACGGCTGCTGCCATGTCCTCAGTTATCTCAGTCTCAATAATCCACGGTCTAATAAAGTCATTCTTAAGGCTGGGTTTTTCACAGTTCAGCATAATTAAAGCCTTAATAACTATGTCCTCATTTGTGTACCTGTTAATCTGGCTTTCCTTAAGTGCCTCTGTAAAAATTTCATGCTTACTAAGCTCTTTAATCTTCTCAAAGCTCTTAGCCTTTACTCTTGTCAGCTCTATAGCTGTCAATGGCTTACCGTTATTGAGCCGGTAAAACATTTCGTTTACTTCCTCGTCTGTAATGTCCTCAAAGTAGTAGACGGTCAGGGAATAGCTTATAATATCGTCCTGTACCTCCTGAGGCAGATCAGCAAAGTATTTACCCTCCAGCTCCTCACTTACGCCGGTTAAGGCATACTCATTATTCAAGTACCGCCTGATAGCACTAGACCGCTGTTTACCGTCCAGCATATCAAATACTTTATTTTCTCCACGCTTAGCGTAAAAAGGCGGTATAGGATAGCCTATAACCATTGACTCTATTAACAGTGAGTCTCTTTTAACATCCCAGACGTGTCCACGCTGTACGGCATTATCAAAAACAATACTGCCGGTATCGCACATTTTGGCTAACTGTCTGGCGTTCCAATTAATATTTAATCTCTTTAACATATTCCCTCCTTTAGTACAGTTTTCTGTACTTTTTGATTAAAAAAATTTCTCACATATTTCTACTATATGCTTACATAATTCGGCTGGTATAACACTACGCTCCTTACTGTTTTTTAATCCTTGTGAGCTGCCGGCTGTATGTGAGCCTCTAGGAGCTGACACATGACAAGGGTCACCGTTTTTACACATAGGCTTAAACTGTGGGTCAGGGTGGTTAGTCCATATATCAGTAGGTTTCATACGTGTATCACCATACTGACAGTATGTAACAGTATAGCGTGGTAATCCTTGCATGAAGTCCATTTTACGCATACCACCTCTAGGGTTTTCAATAAAATAAAATTTAGGGTTAAGGTCCTTAATAAGCTGTAGTACGTTTTTGTCTACCTGATCACAAAACTTAGCGTACTCACTAACTGGGTCTAAATTGCCTGTACCTGGGTTTCTCCTCCTGTGATGACTAATAGCAGCTATGCTAAAAGTAGTACAGTCTGGTGACGCCCATATAATATCAGGTCTGCCGAATTTGCTCATAATTTCCTCTGCTGTTATTTTTCCTATATCAGCGTATAAATCAATATTCTCAAAATCTTTATTCCACTCTACAGAAAATACACTATGACCTTTTGCCTCAAAAGCCTTACCAATACTTCTAGTACCGGCAAATAACTCTAATACTCTCATTATCTCCTCCTACAAATAACTCCTACCAAACTCTTTAATAAAGTCTGCTCTGCTGCCATAAGTAGCCTCATATACCTCCTGAGCGTGACGCTTAATAAATAAGTCCGTCTCTCTGTTTTTATGTACAGCTTTTCTACCGTTCCTGTGGCACGTCTCACCGCATAACCAGACCTTTAAGCCTCGCTTTTCGCTTAGCTGCCTCTTACCCCTACCGAAAAATATATGATGATCTTCTAAGCCGTCATAATATCCGCTAGGCGTATTACAGCCACATAAAAAGCATATTTTCTCTTTCTGTATTATGCTCTGCATTATTCCACCACCTTATAGGCTGCTACGTTTCTCTCTGTCTCAGGGTCATATACTTTACCGTCCACAATTACTAACCCCTCATCTACCAGCTCTGTAAGCCGTGGAGCTACCGCCTGACGTACTGGGTAAGGTATATAACGCTTAGCGTGCATGAGGCGTGCTATTTCACCGGCACTTAAAGCCTCACCACGCTCCCTTAGAATGTTTAATATTTTCGTTCTGATAGTAGAGCTGTCTGTTAACAAATAGCTTTCTAACCGTGTTTCCTCTGTTATTTTCACCCTCAGCACCTCCTAGTAATCTCTGCCCTTAAAAAGCAATTTACCGTTTCTTATTTTGGCTTTACCATTACTCTCTAACTGCTGTAACTGTGCATAGGTTAAGCCGTTCTCACGTGCCAGCCTTACCGCCTCTGTTAATGGGTCTACTTTCGGCTCTATCTTTCTAACCATATTTTCACCTCCTCTTATTCACCTGATAAACTTCTTTTAAGCTCCTCAGCTCTTTTCTGTAGGTCTGGATTATTACATACCAGACTTTCCTCTAAACTGTTAAAATCGTAATTTTGCTGCTCTTTGTTAATCCACTTAGGGAGCGGCTCAGTACGTTTACCGGCTTTCTTTGGCTTATTGTCATAATTTCCGTCTAATACCTTAGCCATATTGCTATCTTTTATTAACCAGTCAAAATTAGCAGCCCAGTTACGGTCATTAGAGCCTTTTAAAAAATCACTAGCCTCAGCCTTAGTAAAGAGGGTCTTAAAGTCCTCCAAACTGTAAACTCTTAATCTGGCTTTAATAGCCTTTTTTCTTGTATCTGATAGAGTTTTGACGCTTGGGAATGATACGCAAGTATCATTATAGAGGTCTGCTATTTGCTGACATGATACCTTTTCTCTCTCTGTATCTTTCTCTATATCTGTCTCTATTTCTATCTCTTTCTCTATCTCTTTCTCTATCTCTATCTCTGGTGGATATTTGTCGGACATTTGTCTAGACATTTGTCCTAAAAGTAACTTTTTTTCACTTTCTATCTGGAGTCTATAGGCTCTTTTACGGTCTGCCTCTGTGCTACTCTTTCCTATGTAATTCTGAATATCCAGCATATAAATAGCTCCATTATCCAGTACCTCTATGAGTCCTAAACTCCTAAATACGCTTAATGCCTTTTCCACCACGCCTACACTGTGATTAGTGAGAGCGGCTAATACCTCAGCGTTATAAGGTATTCTATCCTGATACATTAAACGCCCATTACATTTAAGACTTTTAAGGTACAGCTTTAAAAGGATATTAGAGTATAGGTAACCGTCAGACATTTTCTCCATTATTTTTACAGCGTCATTACTGTCAAAAAAGTCCTCTTTAAGACGCATATAATAATATTTTTTGTCATCTGCCACTTACTTAGTACCTCCCTGATCAGTCTCAAAATGAGCAGTAACTACCTCACCGTCATTAATTTCTACTGTCATACCGTATTTTTCATTAAGACGGATTAACTCACCTACTGTAATAGGTTTAGAATATTCTGACTTTAACACTTAAAACACCTCCTTTAAATATACGTCTGCTGCCTGTCTGCCAAACTCCAGAGCCTCCTCATGGCTGCTAAAATATACGTCTATTCTGCTGCCGGTTATAGCTCCTCCTGTATCCTGAGCCTCATACTCTTTGCCATTGATAATAACTATAGAGCCGTATGGGATAACGTCAGGGTCTACCGCTATACTGTAATCTGATCTGAGCACTTCACCGGTAGAGCCTATTACTATCTCATTACCGTCCTCGTCTACAGGTCTGTTACTCGCCCACTTGCCACAGCATTTACTACAGCTACAGTAAGCAGTTAATGTAAACTCACCCATATATATAGGCTCTGCTGCCGGCTCGTCCTCTATAACCACCTCAGGCGTTAACTCTGCTGCCTCTACAGGTATAGCCTCAACTAAAACCGGCTCAGGTGTAGGCTCATGGTTACTTAAAAACAGAAAAGTTATAGTAAGTAATACTGCTGCCTTTTTCATGCCTCACCCTCCTTAATGCTGTATGTAATTTTAATGTTTTCCTGAGCCTCCAGCAGTTCTATAAGCGTCTGTAATATGCTTTCTGCTGTAGGCTGTCTGCCTGTCACGTCCATACACTCACCTCTCTAAAGTACAGATTTTCTATACTTTTTGAGCATAAAAAAATAAATACAAGTCAATTAAAGGAATATGTAATAAGTCGCAAGCCTTAACCATTTCTGAGGGTTTCCACTCCACACCGTTATTTAAACGCTGGCTAATAGCTGTTTGACTCATTCCCATAGCCTCAGCAAAAGCGTCCTGAGTATCAAAAACCTCCTTGATTTTAAGTTTTAATTTTTTGTAGTCAAATTCCAGTTTCTTTTTTTTGCAGTCATTTTCCATATTATCACCTCCTTATTTAGTATAGGTTTTCTGTACTTCACAAATTTTATTATACTGATATAATTCTGGGTGTCAATACCAAAAATACAGATTTTCAAAACTTTTTTCGTGTTTTCTGTATTTTTTATTGTATTTTCTGTACTTTTGGCATATAATGGACTTATCCAATTTAAAGGAGGGAAGTAAAAATGAGTGATCAATACAAGAGAAAAAATAGAGTAGAGGAGGCTCTTTCTATAATGGGGTGGAAACAAGTAGACTTAGTAGAGCGTACTGGATTACCAAAAACCTCTATTAATGCGTGGATAAAGCAAAGGTGGCAGCCAAAACAAAAAGCCTTAATGATAATGGCTAAGGCGTTAGATGTATCTGAAATGTGGTTAGCCGGTTATGACGTACCTATGGAGCGTCCGGCAGCTCAGAAAAAAAGTGATGAGCTAACACAGCTCATCATAGAAATTAAAGAAGATGAGGACTTAAAAGACCTCTTTACCTCTATTAGTCATTTAAACAATGATCAGCGTAAAACCATAGAAAGTATGGTTAATGAGCTGGCTAAAATCAACACTCTACACTAAGCAGATTTTTAATTATGTACAGCGTTTCAATGTCTGTACATTCTGCCAGTAATTTTTTGATAGTTTCGATTAAATATTCTTTTTCCATAGCTACACCTCGCAAATAGAACAAACGTTCGTGTTACATGATTATATTACTATAATTGTTTAAAAATTTCAATAGTAATTTTATGGAGGGTTATAATGTCACCAGTAAATAAGAAAATAGAGAGAATAGCCTGTTATATACGTGTATCTACTCAGGAGCAAAAACTACACGGCTTATCTTTAGACGCCCAGCGTGACGCTCTTAGAAGATACGCAGAGGCTCACGGCTTAAATATTATAGAGTGGTATGAGGATGAGGGTATAAGTGGACGTAAATTAATCAGACGCAGACCGGCTTTACAGCGTATGCTTAATGACGCTAAAGCCGGTAAGTTTGACCGTATTATATTTATTAAGTTAGACCGTTATTTTAGGTCTGTAGCTGAGTATTATGAGTGCCAGAAGATACTAGAGGCTAATAAGGTTACATGGACAGCTACAGAGGAAAAATACGACCTTACTACAGCTAATGGACGCTACTGGGTAACTCAAAAACTGGCTATGGCAGAATACGAGGCAGATCAGACGGGGGAAAGAATTAGATTAGTTAATGAGTATAAGGTAAGGACAGGACAGCCTCTTACAGGAGCACAGGCGTTTACTATAGCGTTTGCTGTGGGAAAAGATGAGGAAACAGGGTTAAAAAATGTTATTCCTAATCCAGAGACTAAAGAGCTGGTCACTGATTTTATTAACCACTTTTTAACTCACCATTCTTTATCTAGCAGCACCGAATATATTAATACTAAATACGGTACTAAATATGAGTATGGACAACTAAAAAAAGTCCTAATTGACACTAAACTATACGGACATTATAGAGGAAACGACTTTTACTGTACTGGTTATGTGGATAAAGCTACGTGGGATAAAATACAGGAAATAGCAAGAGGTAACGTAAAAAAAAGAAAGACTAACAGGATATACTTATTTACAGGTTTGTTACAATGTCCTTGTTGTGGTAGAAAATTAACAGGTATATGTTCTGCAAACAGAAAAACCGTAAAGCCTAACGGTAAAGTATATATAAGTCCTAACACTATTTATCAATACCGCTGCAATAAAGCTAAAATGTCCAAATTATGCTCTTTTAAGAAATACCCTAATGAGGAAAGAATGGAAAAAGCTCTGTTAAGTAACCTCAACCGTTTTATAAATAACCACATTACACACGTAAAAATAACAGCTAACACTAATACGCATACAGACGGCGTGAAAAACTCTATAGCTAACATACAAGCTGAAATGAATAGACTAAACACCATGTTTAGAAAAGGACGTGTAAAAGAGGAGGAATATGATAAAGATTATGAGGCACTGGAAAAACAACTAGCAGAGCTACAGGAGAGCTTAACGCCGGTAGAAGAAAGAGACGTAACTGTATATGAGGAGCTGCTGGCTAAAGATGACTGGAAAGAGCTATATAACGCTCTAAATAAGGAAAATAAGAGAGCTTTCTGGCGTAAGTATATTAAGACTATCAAACTGGACACAGAGGGTAAAATAGAGGAGATTATATTTTTTTAATTGTAGTGCTACTAACTATGTCGCACCGTTCGGCACAGTATAGAAAGTAGCACTACTAAAAGGGAGCTGGAAACGTTGATAAGACAGGACATAGAGAGGCAAAAAGAAAGACTGTTTACAATGTATATAAAAGAGTTAATCACTTATGAGGAGCTTATGTTTTACTTAAATAAGTTAGATGAGCCACTTTTAAAAGAGCCACCTACGATATATTAATCATAAAAGAAAGAGCCTGTGTATATCAGGCTCTTTTATATTCTTTCTCTATTTCCTCTATAAAATCGTCAAAGTCTGTTAGCTCCTCGCTGCTTTCCTTATACTTCTTAACCGATTTAACAGCCAGATCATACAACTCTGATTTTTTCACATTATCACACCTTTATATTAATTTATAATTGCACCTGACCAGAGGTATTAATATTACATAGCCTCTTTAACTCACCAGCCACCTTAGCACCTTTATATAGTCTGGTGTCCTCAAACTGGATAAACTTATCCTCACCGGCAGAGGACTTATAAGAAATGATAAAGTAAAAATGACGCTCTTTTTTAGCCTTAGTACCTGTACCGCTGATACCTCCAACTACTGCCCCAATACCACCAAATAACAAGCCACCGGCTACCGCTCTGCCTATTACAGATTTATTAACCTGTGTAACCTCTGTCTCTAATCCATAAAAAACGTCTGTAATCTGACTATATTTAAGAGTAGCCTCCTGTTTGCCAAAAGCCACTTTAATAGTCAGGTGGTCATCATATAAAGCCACGTCATACATTAAGTCTTTAGTTAAGTTAGCGTGATTTTCGCACAGCTTAAAAGCGTCAGATATTATACTACCTTTTGTTTTACTGAAAAATCCCATAAGTAACACCTCTCTTTTTATTTTACATATTATACCAAAATAATAAGCCAGTCAATAACTGACCGGCTTTTCTTATTAACCTAACTCTACTAAATTAACTGACAGCTCATAAGCTGTTTTACGCTCACCGTTTTTATTATACTCTCTACTCTGAATACGCCCAGCCACTCTAAGACTGCTGCCGGCTTTCAAATCCTTAACAAAATAAGCATTTCTACCCCACAGTATACAGGGTATATAGTCAGACTTGCCGTACTGCCTGTTAACCGCTAACATAACGTCAGCTATCTCCCTACCGTGTGGAGTGTGCCGGTATGTAGGCTGCTTGCATAAAAAACCCTCTAAAAACACGTCATTTACGTCTTTCTCTGCCTCTACTGCTGCCATGCTGTTTACAAATACATAGAGCTTTAATCTGTCCTTATCCTCGTCATGCTGATTATACGATCTAAACTCTCCAGTCACATATACATAGTTATATTTTATATTGGAGTCTATGAGCCTATCAGAAATTAACAAAGGTACTAGGTCTATGTTACCGCTGTCTCTTTTGACGCATAGAGTGACGTTGTAAAAAGTCTCGCCGTACAGAGCGTGACTGTATACAAAATCTGACACAATGTTACCGATTAGTTTAACCTGATTGCCCATTTTTAGCTCCTCCTGTCTTATTATAAGGTGATAATATAGCGAATTTTGTAAATTAAAAATAGCAGTAAAAACATTATGTTTTCAGTATAAAAATATCAGTCATGTCAACTTTGACACAAATAGAAAAGGACGCCGTTAAGCGTCCTTAGTCAGTACAAAACACTACGTTATTAAAACTAAACCACCTCTCTGCTGGTACATTTCCGTCTGACGTAAAATCTAGTATCACATTACCACTATCAGGATTAAAAACAAATACTGCATTTGTGCCACCATTAGAGGGTACAACAAATCTAAAGGAGTAACCGTCTCTAGGTCTAAATTGCTGAGGCAAAACAGCTATAGTAGTAGGGTGAGCTGTTAAGCCTGTTATACGCCCTCTCATATATACCGTATTGCGTATTCTTCTTACTTGTAAATTATAACCCTCTGTAAACAGTTTTGCACCGTTTAAGAGTTCTAAACTTACCCAGCCTGTATCTTGTTCTATTTCTGCTAACAACGTATTATACACCCATGTTATGTAGTTATTCATGTCATTATCTTTTAAATTAAAGATCATAAAAAAGCACCTCCATACTATTTATATTTTCATATCCTTAGTATCTCAGTGCCTTTATCTTTAGTACCTTATTCTATTTTATCTTTAGTAATATCTATTATACGCCCATGTGTAACACATCAACGTTAATAGCTGCTGTAGGCTTACTTACAGCCGTAAACTCCAGCGTATTAGCAGATTGAACTGTGCACTTAATCTCTGACGCTGAGTAAGCTGTAACTGAGGCTGCCGCCGGATTTACTATAACGCTCTTTGTTGCTGTCATGCCTGTAACAGTGACGCTCAGTTTATATAGTCCATTACTAGCCACCCAGCCACTAACCGGCAAACTTACAGTAACGTTAGTAGGTAAAGCATTTACTAACATAGCCTCTGTGTTTTCGTTCATCAGGTCTACCAAACTATTAAACCAGTCATTAAAGATAGCTGTAAACTGTGTAAATAATGTGGCAGTGCTTAACTGCTCAATGAGTCCAGTCACCCAGCCACACAGAGACTCATTAGCTCTTGTATCTTCTATGTCTGCTGCCGTGATAGCAGTAGCACCGGCTTTAATGTAGATATAAGCCAGACAGTACTCCTTTACCAGCTCTGTACGTATCATGGTAGGCTTTGCCGGCTTACTGGCAAACTCACCATATTTTAAGTAGGGTACAGCGTTTCTTACGGCGTCTGAGTCATCTACTCTAATACATACCGCTACATAACGATTTAAAATAACGTCTGACTCAGCCACAGTTAAGGTATACTCTGAGTCATTATTTACCCAGTGACGCCCAAACCAGCCACGCCCTGTAGCTATTTGTATAATCATACCGCTGTTAGGCTGTACAGCCATTTTATTACCAACTGAGGCATATACACCGTCTGTAATTAATCCCTCAAAAATACGGCTCATCTGATCAGCATTATAAAGCCTGTCACCATTCACACTATTAAAAAATCCACTCGTCCACGCCATATTAGCACCTCCTACATACTAAACTGTGGTATTAACTTTGTACCGCTATTGTCCTCTGACTCAATGGCACTAAGTACTCTTACATTTTTCTGTATTCCATACTTATTAATTACGGTTACTATGTCACCCATAAAGAAGTCCGTACCGTATTTAAAATTAAAATCCAGCACCTCACCACTAAAACCCTCGGCTATTGTCTTATCTGCTAAATTTTCACGCCCACGCTCATCTAAGAGCAGTAAGTAGTCCTCATAGCTTATAGCCTCGTCCTCACTGTCTAAATTCTGGCTTATGTCTTTAGCGTCTGTAAATATCTCATACCGCTCTAAGCCTGACACATCATTATTTACATAAGAGTAAATGCGGTCTCCACCCTCACCCTCGCCACCTACTAAAGTCATATTGGCGTAATTTTCACTCTCATATACATACTCTGTACCGAAAAGATTTTCAAACGTCTCACTAAAGACTACATACGGTCTCTCTGACTGGTTATAAGACCTGTCAACGCCTTTATAAATATCTACAGTGAGTTTGCCACCTTTAATATAAATATCCCAGCCATAGCCGTAAGTCTTACATATCTCTATTACAGCCTCGTCTAGCTGTTTATTAGATATTTGTAACTCGATCTGCTCAGGGTAGCCTTTAGGCTCATCATGCTGCATATTCGGTATAGTTCTGGTAGGCTCTACAGGGTTTATGGCATTAGCACCAATTAAACGCCGTAAAGCATACTCTACAGAGTCACTTATAATATACCTACCCCATACTATACGCTGGTGTAATAAAAATTTTACTTCTCTACCTGTTACCGCTAAAAAGTCACCACTCTCTACGTCAGTAGTAAGTTTTAAATTTTTAATAACCATGACCTTTTTATAAATAGCTACGCCATTTTCTACACTAATATCTGAGGAGCGTACCACATACCGCCCAGCTCTCAATAAATCTATAGATTTATCAGTGGCATTAAGATATATTTCAAAATCCCCTATGTCATAATAAGCTGGACGCCAGATTATGCTTACATAATCATCTATAACGCCTTGTAGCTCAAAATTTTGGTTAAGTACGTGTATATTATTCATAGACTACACCCCACTATATAAAACAGAGGTAGTAAAGGTAATTTGTAAATTACTGTTACCGCTGTCAGCGTCATAAGTAAATACATTATCACCAGCCTCCAGAGTAAACCATGTAGAGTCAGGCAGCATATAACCTAAAGCATTATAAGTAACGCCGTCTCTGATAAGCTCTATAGACTTCTCGCCCACGTTTGTATTAATAATAATCGTGTCACTGGGTAACATGGTAAAATTGAGCTTTAAATGAGTACGCTTTAATACATCATAAAGAATAGGATTTACCACCGTTCCAATAGCAAAGAGTTTAATAATAGCTCCTGTCTCAATATCACCGGCATTAACTATACTCTTACGCTGATTAGTAGTAATAGCTGAGATTTCTACGCCGGTCTCAGCCACACTAAAAGGAAAACTAAACAGAGGTGACACGTCACTAAAAATACTTGTCAGCTCATTTACAGCTTTAAAATACGGCTGAGGACAGATAAGGCTAATCTGTGCCACCTGTCTACTGGTAAACAGATCACACTCTATTAGCTCCACTTTTCCCTCTATGTAGACATTTCTGGACTCATTATTAAAAAAGATTTTAACCTTTTTCTTAACTGGGAAATACTTATATAGGTTAATCCTGTTAGCCTCTACATCACCGTTTACAGTCATGTAAATAACCAGATTACGGCTTTCAAGCCTCACAGAGTTAATACTGCTGCCGTCTGTAGTAGTATTAACTGAGCTGTTGATAGTAGCGTGAGGTGGATTTAAACCCTCAATCTTAAAGACTGTATAATTAGGGTTTCCTGTAAGCTCTAAAGTGTTTCCTCTGTCATTTTCAACTTTTAAACCATACATTATACTCCACCTCCAGCATAACCTAACAAATTCTTAGACTGTCTGTAAATATCCAATCTGCTTAACTGCTTAGGACTGTTAATAGTCTGATAGAAATTATTAACCACGCCACCTCTTACAGCTCCCACATTTCCTGTAGCAGTTCCGCTTACATTTAAGCCGGCTCTGGCACTTCCTACAGTGTCAATAGCTAAATCTTTCATAGCTGTAAGAGTGCTCTTAGCGTTTTTAGTAATACCTACGGCTATACCCTCAGGTAACCACTTACCTACCTCATCAGCCATAACCTTAGAGGGTGAATTAATGCCGAAAAACTTTTTAATACCATTTAAAACACCCTCGCCAAAACTCTGGATTTTTCCACTAATCCAGCTAGCCATATCATTAATACCATTCCAGAGACCCTTAACTATGTCAGAGCCGATAGACTTAATTTTGGCTGGTAATTCTTTTACTTTGTTCACTAAATTATCAATTAAATTTTTTCCAGCCTCACATCCTTTTTGGCTCAATTCAACGACAAAACGGTTTACATTTGTAATAACATTACTAAAACCGCTGGCAATTTTGGAGGGTAAACTACTCACCCACTCGATAATTTTATTAACAAAACCGCTTGCCATTTCACCGGCTTTGCTAATCATGTTACCGCTCCACTGTGATACCTTGTTAATGGTATTAAGCAGCCACTCCGATACCCTAGAGGGTAACTGAGAGAGAAAAGTAACCATGTTATTAATAGCCTGTGGCACTGTAACTGTAAAAAATTTTACAATAGCATTAATAGCTGTACTGCATACGCTCTTAATTTTGTTCCATAAGCCTATCCAGAAATCACGGAAAGACTCTGACTTATTCCAGAGAGTCACAAAAGCCACAACCAAACCAGCCAATAACGCTATTACTATACCTATAGGATTTAGGCTCATAGCTAAATTAAGAGCGTACTGTGCTAATGTCATACCTTTCATGGCATTAGTTACACCCTGAATAAGTGTTACTACCTTAAACGCCACAAAACCGGCAGCAATACCAGCCAAACCAGCTATAACAGCGTCTTTATTCTCTAAAAACCACGCTATAAAATCCCTTACAGCTACCAGTCCGTTATCAACAAACTCAGCCACACTATCCGTAAAATTTTGTATACCAGCCTGAGTAGCTGGGTCATTAAGCCACTCTGAAAACTTAGTAGCTAAGTCACTGACAATAGGTAATAGTTTTTCACTTATAGGAAGTACTAAGTCCGTATTTATTCGTCTACCGATACCACTAAAAGCCTCACCTACTGAGTTATATTTGATAGCGTTTATTTCTTCCATAGAGTCTTTAGTTTTGTTAATTTCACCCTCAGTATTAGCCAAAGCCACTACAGCGTCTTCTCCTAAGTCCTCAAACATAGTACCCAGTAAACCAACACCCACGCCATACCATTCGGTCTCGTTAGTTAAACCGCTCAGCTCATTCATAAGTATGTCAAATACATCCTTAGCCTCGTCTCCACCGTTTGCCCATGCCTCAGACATAGACTCCCACTCATAACCTAAAGCCTCAATAGCGTCCTTAGCACTTCCGTCTGACATACGTATATTAAACTCTTTAAAAGCGTCTCCCAGTTTATCTACGCTCCATGTACCAGCCTCCACGCCGTTACTAAGCATATTAAACATATCGTCAGCACTGTAACCGGCTCTCTGGAAATGCACAGAATACTCGTTAATAACGTCCAGTAAATCACCATTCTGGTTAAGTCCAGACTGAGCACCCTGAGCCATAAGGTTAAACGCCTCATCTGCTGTAATACCAAACTGATCCATTAAAGAGTTAGTAGCTCTCATGCTCTCAGATACTTCAAAATCAAAAGTATCACGCAATATAAGAGCCTTAGTGGTCATTTTTTCTAACTCATCAGCTCCAATATCTCCAGCTATTTTTTTAACCTCGCCCATAGCTCCGGCTATATCTTCAAAGGACTCACCATAATTACCCTTGTAAATGTTTTTCATGGTGTCCTCAAATTCTGCCATTTCTGCATTACTCGCACCAGTAGAAGCCTGAAAACTATTTAACGCTTTGTCAGCCTCATCACCAAAAGTAACAAGACTGGTAATACCGTCCTTTAGTACTCCCACTAACTGAGTAAGAGCGTTACCAACAAACTCAGCCACAGCACCCTTTAAAACAGTAAAACCCTCACTAACCTCCTCAGCCTCATTACCCATATTGCCTAATACGTCAGATACGTCCTGACCTGTTTTGGAGGCTATTTTTTCAGCCTTAGAGACCTCAGTTAAAGCCTCCTCATAACCGGCTATCTCTTTCTTAATCTTATTAACTACTGCTCTCTGGTTATTGAGCTTAGTAGCATAATCTAAAGCCTCGGCTGAGTTCTCGCCGTATTCTTTTTTTACTTCCTCTAAAGTTTTCTCATATTCTCTTAGTACTTTTTCCTGAGAGCTTAAATTACTCTTTAACTGTTTCAGTTTTGCACTGATACCGTCACTGGATTTACTCCAATCGTCCAAAGAGCTGGACGCCTCTTTAAATTCACTGTTTGCATAGGCTACCTGTTTTCTAGCCTCTTGCATGGACTTTTTAAGCTCAGATATATCTACTTTAAATTTTGTAGTAGTTTCATTGTTATTAGGCATATTCTCACCACCTTAAAACCAGTTATCACCAGCCGGACGCCTGATAACTTTGTTGCTTTTAGCCTCTTTGCTGTTACGCTTGTTATAGCTGATCGTATCGTTAATAAGCTCAAATACGTCCTCTGCCGGATAGTCCAGCAGCTTAATAGGGTCTAAGCCACTGTAATCCTCACAAAGAGCCTTATTAATATCAAAAAACATTTCTGACAGCGTTATATTATCGCTGTCACTTATGCGTTTTTTGAGTCATTACCTCCTCTGAGTGAGCTGATCTTATCAATCGCCCACTTATAAAGCTCAACGCCTACCGCTCCCAGCTCCATAGTGTCAATACATTCCATTTCAAGCTCACTCACACCAAAAGTAGCTTTAATAACCTTGTCCAGCTTGTCCAAATTCTGAGAGACAAAATTAATTAAATCGTTATCATTATTAATATCTAACGTCTCTAATGACTTGCCGATAGTAACAGTCACTCTGTAAGGAATTTTGAGACGATCAGCCTCGGCTACTCTCTTAACCTCTGTTAATGTGTCATCTGTATAAATATTTAAAACTAACTGCATAGTGTATTTTCCTCCTTATTTTCAAAAACAGGAGCGGTCTATAATATACCGCCCCTATATGCTTTGATTAATTCTTAGACTGCCTTTTTTACAGTGTCAGGAGTCTGTACCGTAGCAAAAAAGGTAGTTTCGTCCTGAGGGTTTTTATCCTGTTCCACATTGACAGCCTTAACCGTCTTATTCTTAGTTACTCCGTCTTTAACAAGTGCAAATTTATGCTGTGTGTTAATGCCGGTAAATACAAGCTCCTGACCGTTTGCGTCAGTTCCGTCATTTTCTGTAGCATGGGTAGATGAGGGAATGTTAAACGTACCCTTAAGACGCCATACAAAGACCTCCACACCGTCAGTACGCTTAGTAATGTAACCGATAGCAAAATACTTACTATCACGCTCACCCTCAACAAACATACCTAATTCCTCATCATAAAACTGTCCTGTAACATTTGCTAAAGTATCAAAAGGAATAGCAGAGGTAGCCATAGTTACTGTGTCAGCACCCACAGAGTCAATTACTACAGCCGGTACATTATCATAATAATGTGGCTCAGAGCTTGCCTCTGTTTCCTTACCTAACTCAGATACACCGGCAATAGGAAAAGGAGTACCAAACTCCATACCGTCTGTATCATCTTTAATAACCTCAGCAGCTACTAAACCCCTGATACCTCTATACTCATAGATTTTCATGTTTTACCTCCTTAATAGTACAGGTTTCTGTACTTTTTGATTAAAAAAATTTACTGCTCCTGTCTGTATAACAGACTAATACCTCTACCAGTGTGAGTAGGCTCATCACTACCCACATCATAGCCAGCACCACTTACAATAAAGCCGGCACTCTTAAGAAGTGCCTTAGCCTCCAGTAGTACCGTGTTAGTTAACACTGCGTCAACGCTGTAAAAGTTAAGGCTGTACGCCCACACTATAGTACCCTCTGTATTAGAGTAGTAGCTGCTACCGTCTGCTGAGTCATTCCAGTAAGTAAAGAAGTGGCCAGGGTAAGACTCCTCTGGCAAAAGGCTACCTTGTAATTTCACTGGATAGCCTAAAGACTCCAGTGTTTTTATAAGTAAATCCTCCATAATTCTTAACCCTCCATAATTCTTAAAATTACTTTCTGTAAAGCCTCCTCCTGAATAGTAGCAAGCTCTTTTTGTGTCTTACTTCCATAGACGGCACTCTTAAGACCGCTTACAGGTTTCATACGTGGCGTGCCATACATCAGAAAAATACTTGTAAGTCCTGACTTGCTAAAATCAAAACCTACTTTAATGCTGGCAGTCATGCCTTGCCACTCCACGCTCATATCTTTATCTATTGACTTTTTCGTGTCACCAGTAGAGTAAATACCTCCAGCCGGTAACTTAGCCATAGACTTCTCAATGAGTGGGTTAACGTGCTGTTTAGAGGCTTTTAAAGCAGCCTCTACGCCTCGTTTCATGGCTTTACCATTACCCAGCTCATCTAACTTAGCCATATAAGCGTCAAGCTCTTTAAACTGTAAGCCAATTCTATTACGTGCCACCTTTCACACCTCGCACCTTAAACTTTAAAATCTGGTGACGCTGCTCAACGTCCTCAGGCTCACCCATGACCTCATACTTTTTAGAGCCTAACCTGATCAGGCTGGCACTTGTAATATCAGGTCTGTACCATGTTTCCACGTTAGCCGTATCAATCACAGTAAGCTGTCCGTTAACCGTGGTCTCAGTACCTCCATAGGTTTTAAACTTGCAAAAGACAGACTCCCCTTTTTCTGGATAGACTTTTTTAGTTACGCCTTTTACTGTTTCGTAAGTAGGGTTAAATAACTCTACCGGCGTATCATAAGGTAAGTCAGGCTTATACATCACCAGCCACCTCCTTAGAGGATAAAGCTAACTGGCTAAGCCTCTGATAAAAATAATCAGAGAGCTTACCGCCGTTATACTTTATATCTTCTATGCCTCTGGCTATAACTCCGGCTGACGCCTCTGAGTTAGCCACGTCCTCAGGTACTCCACCGGCTACCATGTAACCTATAACCTCATCTATCTCAATATTTAATTGAGCGTCCTGAGCCTCAAAAGTACCAGTCATACCTCTAGCTATTTTCACAGCATTTAAAACTTTAGCGTCAGCCATTGTTAATTACCTCCTGATCTTAATTAAACGGTGATAGTAGCACCCTTTTTAATAATGAGCACGCCGTTAGCGTCCACCAACTTACCGTCCACAATCATAATAGCCTTATTTTTGATCTTATTAGTATCGTGGTCAGTCCACTTAACTACTACTAACTGCATATTAGAGTTAACAGCGTAGTCAGTAGGTTTCATAAATACAGCTACTACATCACCCTCAGCAGCGTCATCATAAGCAGCTAAACACTCATCTTCTACAGGCTCAACGTCCTTACCCATAAATCTATAGGTTTCCTCACCGTTAATACCGTAGTTTGTACGTCCTACCGGCTGACCGTTATTATCTACCATGCCGTCAATATGTCCGTCAAAAGTAGCCTGATTCATAAAGAAAGTACCCTTTCTATAGGCTTTCTTCATCTTTGCCTTAACTTTCTTATGCCAGCCGTCCCAGCTATTAAACTCCTCAGAAGTCATGGTAATAACATTATCCTCAGGTACTCTGGTATCATTGAGCACGCCTAAAGGCTTATTTACACCGTCACCGTTAAAAATTGCAACCTCTATACCCTTAACAATAGCCTCAGTAGCCAGAGGTACAAAGAGCTGCTGGAAAGCGTCAACAGTAACCACGTTAGCAAGTAAAGTCTGTGCAATCTTACACTCAATACCAAAGTAAGAGAATACGATAGAGTTTTTAGCTGTTAACTTCTGATCTTCACTAGCAGCCTCCTCACCAATCCAGTTAGCCACAGGCTTTAAATCTGAAATAGGAATAGACACGCCACCCTGAATATTGAGCTTACGTACTAAAGCATAAACATTACCGTAAGACTCTAATTTCTGGATAATTTCCCTTAACATAGTAGTAGGAATTACCGCACCAGCCTCGCCGGTAGTAGTTGTAGCGTCAGCTCTGTACTCTGCCGGAATAGGTACGTTACGGCATACGTGCTCCATAAACGCCTTTCTATATTCTACAGAGTCATATACGTCTGTCTCTGCTGCTCTGGTCTGAGCACCCTGAGCAAAAGAGCCTACTACCTGTCCATTTCTCAACTCAGCGTTAGCCGGTACTGCTGCTCTGCTAGCCTCATCAGGCTCACCAGCACCGTTACCCTCGTCTAACTCTGCTAACTGAGCCTCAGCCTCCTCAATCTCTCTCTTAAGAGTAGCCAAAGACTCACCAATAGCTCTTACCTCTGCTAAGTCCTGACTAGCGTCAGAGCGTTCCTGTAACTTCTTCATTTCTTCTTTCTTACGTGCAATCAATTTCATTAAAAAGTTTTTCATGGTTTTTTACCTCCTGTTTTTGCTGTACAGTTTTCTGTACTTTTAGATTAAAAAATTTTTGTTCTTTGCTTTTTCAAGTTCCAGAGCCTCTTTATCACTTTCCAGTGACCGCTTAGCACTCTCCAGTGCTGTCTTGGCACTCTCCAGTGCCTCTTTGTTTCTCGCTGAGATTTCTGTACTTTCATAAGCCGGAAAAGTTACAGCAGATACCTCAAATACCTGTGCAATTTTTCTAATATGACGTGTAGGGTGATCACTGTCTAAGTTCTCCCACTCCTCGTCATCTATCGTAAACATGAATGACATACCAGTAATGTCTCCACGTTTGATAGCACTGTATAAATTACGTGCCTCGGTATTATTCTCAGTGTCTAAATTAACCCTGATACTCATACCGTCCTTATCTACCTCTAACTGCATGGTGGAATTTTCGTTATTATTCCGGCTACGTGCCAGAGGTATCATATCTGTATTGTGATTTACTAAAAATCTGACGTCTTTTAAGTTAGCCTTATCCAGAGCACCAGCCTCTATAATCTCATCAAACCAACCTAAGTCAGTTTTAGAGTTATAAACAATAGGACGCCCTATAATATGGTCTCCGTTCTTCTCATTGTTCTCTGCCCTGATCTCAAAATTATAGGCTCTTGTTACTCTTTCTTTATTCTTCATTACTTGCACCTCCTGTACTGTCTGGTTTTCCTGTCTGGTATTCATTAGCACTATTAGCGTCTATCCAGTTTAGGCTCACATACCGCTTACCAGCCAGCTCTGCTAAAGGTCTTAAACCAAACATAACACGCTTTTCATTCTCAAATAGACCGCCGGTAGGAGCTAACTCCTTTAACATACTTATTTTTTGATCTACGCTCATAAAGATTAAGTCTTTAGCATAAAACATAATCTTGTTATGATGACTCAGCTCACCCTCTGTAAACAGCGTCTTAGTAAATGCCTGTGAAAAACTGATAATCAGAGGCTCTAAAGTCTTTTGATAAAATGCCTCATACTGTTCCTTAGTAAAATCACCAGTCAATATAGGTAAACTAACGCCAAAGTGTCTAAGTATTTTCTCATCAATAAACTTAAGTGTACCGTCATCTACTAACTGTATTTCTCTCTTAATAGGTATGTAGTCATACTTAAGGTCTAGCGGTAAAAATCCGCTCTCAGAGTTCTTAAGTTTCGTTTCAAGCTCCTTTAAGGCTTTCTCTACTCTGTCACCCTCCAGCATGGTATTAAATTTAACCACGCCATTTACTGCAAAACTGGAGTGCATAGCCTTAGCTACACCCTCTAAGAGCTTATGGTTAAGGCTGAGAGTCTTAATTAAAGCCTCATTGTCCGGCTGCCCTGACTCATTACCACCCATGTACTGATTAACGCTATATCTGTATTTAATATGGATTACGTCAGAGTATCTTAAGATATACTCCTGACCGTTATTAAATCTGAATTTTACATATAGCGTGTTACTGGCGTCCTCTATAAAATCCACCTGACTAGGCTGTATAGGATAAAGAGCCTCATAGTGCCTTTTCTCTTTGCCGTCCTCACCAGTCCATACACGGTAAATAGGAATGATAAAAGCGTTATAGTTCAGGAATAACAGCCATGTGACCTTTTCCAAAAACTCGCTGCTAGTCATTAAAGGATTAGGATTATTAAGCACCCTCTGTATGCTGCTATTAACAGGTACTACGTCACTACCATTTTCCTTAATGTGCTCAGGCTTTAACTTCTTTATCTCGCTTACGATACAGCTAATAGCTTGCTGTACTACGTCACTAGCGTATATGTCCTGTCCAAACTGAGAGAAGATAGGAGCGTAACCGCTCATCACCTCAGCGTATGTGTTCTGTGTAGGGTTTTCTGTATGCTTTTTAAATAAATTACTTAACCAACCCACTTTTAATTAACACCTCCTATCATCTGACGCCACTCTGTCCTATTCTGCCGGTACATTTCATAGAGAATAGCATTACATACAGCACCGTCTATACGTTTACTAGGCTCTGATTTAATTATTAAGCACTGTCCTAAGTTATCTACCTTTAAACAGGCATTTTTTAAGCACCACTTGTCTACCTCATTGTCATTATAGTTAACAAGTCTATGTGTTAAATCTGCCTCCAGTAGTTTAATAGCATTACTAAGCGTTAAGGCGTTCTGTAAAATCATTATCATTTCACCACTTGCCTTACTCCAGCCGTAAAACTCCATACGGTTTAGAAAGTCCTTAGCAAATTTCTGATCATAGCCACATTTCCAGAGCTTTATGTTATAGGTCTTATACAAACTGTAAAACCAGTCAGCTACTTTACTCAGGTCAATATCATTACCCTCTGTTATGGTGATAAGTCCGGCACTCGCCCACTCATGATACTTAGCTCCAGCGTTCCTATCGTCTGAATTATCCAGCTTACTCTCAGGAATAAAATACATAGTGTGTATATACTTTGTACTGTCCTCTGGTTTCATCAGCAGCACCTTAGCACACGTTAAGTCTGTAGTCTCTGACAAGTCTACCGCTCCCAAACAGATACAGCCTCTAAACTCCTCTAAGTCATATACTGCCTTATAATCATAGTCCTCTAAATTAAGCCAGCTCTGAGCTGAGTTTTGCTTAATATTAAAGTCCTTACAGAGTACAAATATTCTATCTCCCTTGCTGCTCTTAGCTAGGTCTATTTGTTCGTCCAGATAGCTCCACTTTTTTACTATTCCTAAAGTAGGATTAGACTTAACCCAGCTTGCTCTGTTCTGCCATACTTCCTGTTCTGAGTCCTGAGTATATAACCACGGTAAAGTACGCTCAGCCATTATACCGTCATCTTCACCGGCTATAATTTTTCTGGCTTTTTTCAGTTCGTCATCTAAATAACCGTCTACTACAAACCCCTCAGTAGTAAGATTTATAAATAGTGGCTCGTCCTTAAGACTCTGTGACTGCTCCACTGATTTAGCTATTATGTTATCTTTCATTTCGTGGCTTTCATCCAAAAAAGCTACGTCAATATTTCTACCCTCTTTATTCCTTGTACGGTCAGAGAGCTTAAATATCTTGCTGTTATTGACCTTATTGAGTATGTACCGCTGGTTACGCTTAGTATCTAAGTCCTCAGGGTCTATTAACATTCTCATGGTGTCAATAGCGTCATATATGAGGCTCGCCTGATTATCGTCATTAGAGCTACACACAATATCACTACCGGCATTACCTAAGAAAAACTCTGTTAAACCTAAAGCACTACAGGTCTCTGACTTAGTGTTTTTTCTTGCGATCAGAAAGAGTACTTTTTTAAAACGCCTTAGAGTGGTGTCACTCATCTTAAAAGAGTACACAGCCTCTATAAAGGCTTTCTGCCACAGCATGAGTACCATAGGCTTATTATAAAAAGGTGACTTAGTAAGCCTTACACAGTGCTCCATAAAATCCATTCTTAACAGAGCGTCATCTGTGTTATAAATATAGGCGTCATTTAGTAAGTCCTCACGTAAATTATTTAGCTCTTGCCATAACTCACGCCCTACTATAATCTCACCTGTCTCTATTCTGGCGTGATACTCCAGTAGGTAAGAGTTATCAGGTGTCCATATTTTCTTTTCTTGTATCAACATTGTCTCTAAACCACTTCCTCAGAGGTGACTCCTCAGCCTCATCACCGTCTAGGCGTTTTTCTTTATAAATCACATACTCTATCATTTTGATACAGTTTATATACTGCTGCAAAAATTCCTTATAGAGCTTACTTGCCGGTGTGCTACGCTGTTTCATAGGATTTTTAGGATTAACCTCTATAAACGGTAAAGCCTTAAGCTCTGTAAGACGCTGCTCTAAAAACACAACATCATCTATAACACTGATTACCAGCTCCAGAGACTCCTCAGGGATTATAGCCAGCAGCTCCTCACGCCTATCCATTTGCTACCGCCTTAAAAAACATAGTTTCAGGCTTATCTATAAAACTTTTAATAGCACTTAGCCTCATGTCTGTACAAACCATAACTCTTTCTGTGGGAATATCCACACAGTACAGGTCAGAGCCGTTATTTAATTCCTCTAATACACTCTCTTTACTTACTAACTCATACATAAGTTAAGCCTCCTTTTTAGCTCTGCCTCTCTTAGGAGCTTTTTCTGGCTCTGCTGCATTAACAGCCACTTTAGCAATAAATAACCGCTTAGCTCTGTCCTCGTCTACCTCAAACTCCTCACCGGCTGCCACGCTCCTATTAAATTTTGTGTCATAGTAGCCTAAAACACATTTAACCTTTATCATAATTATACCTCCTAAAGTACAGAAAGCTGTACTTTTTATTTAAAAGAAAATACCGGCTGGAGGTCTCGCACCTCCATTAACAGTAGCGTCCTACCGGCTAGAAAGGAAATCAATGAAAGAAAGTATCATTACTTAATATTTTTTCATTTTACTTTTTAAAAAATCTCGTTAAAAATTCAATTCTGTGGGAATTAAG